TTGTCCTAATTCAATATCTTTATAAAAACCTACCACTTGTTGTTTTCTTAAATCATTTTCTGAAATTTTAATTCGATGAATAATTGCTTCCGCATCGTCTAATGAGGTAGCCGTGTACGGAACAATTAAATCATCTGCAGGGACAAACTTTGAAACAGCTCGTCCTAGTAAATCGTCATAGTAAACTTTTTTAAATGCAGAACCTGCTAACGGTAAATGAAATAACATTTGATCAAACTCAGGTTCGTACTCTTGCATCTGATCCATGATCTGATAGTTCATGAAATCTTTTACACGTTGAGCCTGTTGTTCTTTCATCGGGTTTACTGCACCAAGGATCTGGGTTCTTACTGGACCATCACTTGGTAATAATTCTTTATACGCCATCGCTTGAAACTGTGTCACCGCTTCAGCTAATACAGGATGTGTTGCACCTGATGCGCCTTGAAAAGGTTCTGTTCTGTTTTCGTATTTAAATCCTAATAAATCTAATCCACTTGTGTAAGCTTGTTCCCAATCTTTTCTAGACATTTTGTAATCATTGTAATTGCCTCTAAGCTCATTGCCTATGGGTTCTAAAATATCATCGGGTAATAAATCTGCTAAGTTATCAAAATGGTTTTCTGTTCCAGGAATGTTAATCGCACCAGGTTCAAAATCTATGGTTGCGCCACCGTCTTCTTCAGGGACAACTTCTACTGGACCTTTTTCAGGTACAATTTCTTCAACGTTAATCTCTTGCGAAATTTCTTCTTCGCCAGGAATTTTAATTTCTGTTCTTACTTCGTTCGGAAGTGACTTGTCTATGTCTGCCATTTATTTCCAGCCTTTCATTGCTAGTTTCGGTTTACCTTTTTTAACTAAACCACCATCACTAAATGTTTTAGAAATAGATATTTCTCCGCCTTTTGTTTTAGATTTTCCAACTGAACCTTTTGCAGTTCCTTTATTAGCATTGATTCTTACTTTTGTATTTTTACCAACATCAAATTCTTTACCGTAAGTAAAGTTTTTTGTTTTTGTTTTGTAATCATCATAACCCTTCATGCTTTGAGTGCTTTTATTTTTATCAATTCCAAAAGACCCAAATCTTGTATCAATAGTTAAAGCTCCACCTTTTTCATCTGTTTTAACTTTTCCGTCTACGCTTTGTTGGTTTCTTACTTTAGGTGTAACTTTTATAGGTCCTATAAACTTTTTAACCTTACTTTTTTTTGCTTTTGACATTTATCTCCAGCCTTTTTTTGCTAGCTTTGGCTTGCCGCTTACTAGACCACCTTTTTGATAACCTAAGAAATCTCTTACTTTTTTAAGAGTAGGTTCTTTTGGTAAAGTTTTAACTTTAGTCTTAAATGTGCCTTTTGAACCTTCTGAATATGTTGCTTTAATTTTATCGCCTTTAACTTTTGCTTTGTGTCCGTGATCTCTTAAAAGTTTTAAAGCTTTTTTAGTTGCAAGTTTACCTGCTAATAATGCTCCCGCTACTACTGGTGCTGCCATAATTATTTTCTCCTATTTTTTCTGCCTAAAGTTTTTTTCTCCAATCTTACCGTCTTAACTTGTTTTAAGGGAATATTCAAGCCCTGAGGCGTGGGCCCTGATTTAGGTGGTATGGTTCTAGTTAGCTTTTTCACTAAAAGCCTCGTTTAGCCAGTCTTGGTTTCTTAACAAGGCCTCCTTTAAAATTTGGTTTTCGGCCTGCAAGTTTTTTTCCTGTTGATTCTGCAACCGCATTTCTAAACTCGTTTCTTTTTTTTACAACTTCATCAAAGCCTTTTTTAAGCATTTTCATTGCAGAGGGAGGCAGCTTCTTTTTCATAAGCTCTGTAACACCTCTTGTGTACTCTTTAGAAACGTCTAATCTTTGTTGAGCTTTGTTTAAATCTTTCATATTTTTACTCGATTTTACATTTAGCTCTTTGCTTACTTTGTTTCTTTTTTCAACAAGTTGTCTAAACTTTTTTAAAACTGGCTTAGCCATCATTAAAGGAATTTTTACCATAGTTTTATCTTATTTTGTTTTATAGGAATATTCAATAATAAATCCGTTTTCGTTTAACCGTATTCTGTTCATCAACATAATCTTCAGGGTGTTGAACAAGACCACCTTGTCTAAATCTCATAATAGCTTGAGTTGTTGAATCCACCAAGTCATCATGGTCGCCATAAGGAAATGCAGCACATTCTTCAATTACTTCTTCTGAGAATTTTTGTTCAGGAGCCCAGATCATTCCAGACTCAAAAAGAGGTGCACATGCATTTACTCTCACATGCTTATCATTTCCTTTGCTCGGTGTAAAGTTAACAACTGGAATATCCATCTTTCTTAATTCATAGGTTAAAGGCAATCCTGAAGCTTTCGCCTCTACAATCACCGTTTCGGGTTGCCAATACTTATATTGCTCTAAAGCCAAACGTCTTAACTCAGGAAACTCATATCGTCCTTTAATCGCATCAAGGAGTAGAAGATTGGCCCCTGAATCTTGGTCCGGGTAAAAAACTCCCCAGGTTGTAATAGCTGAATAATCGGCCGTTTGTTTTTTCATAAACGCCGTATCGTAAGATTGTATGACATGATGAATCTGTGGAATGTAATCATGTTTCCAAATTCTCCACCACTCACGTTTAAGTAAAGCGCCTTCCTCACTAGTTGGGTTCTGCATCCACTGAGCATTCCATTTGGCAACAGGTAATGTGGCTTGTACTTTTTCCAACTCATCTAACTTCCAATACTCTGGCCAAACGGGTTTAGCTTTCTCTGATCCATGGTCCATGATTGCTGGAAACTGGACCACGTGCCATTGATCTGATTTTAATTCTTTTTGATTTGCTAATAATAAACCTGTTAAATCTTTTTTACTCCACCTTGTCATAACTAAAACAATTTTTCCGCCAGGTTGAAGTCTTTGTCGTGGTCCTGAAGTATACCACTCGTAAGCTGAGTCTAAGGCGATTTTACTTTGAGCATCTTGTTCTGAATGCGGGTCATCAATAATTAAAAGATCCGCGCCCCGTCCGGTAATAGCACCACCTACACCAGCCGCGAAATATTCTCCACCATCAGAAGTTTCCCAACGTCCTGCCGCTTTTGAGTCTTCTTGTAATTTTGTTCTAAAAACTTTTTGATATCGTTCCGAGTCAATGAGGTTCTTGGCTTTACGTCCAAACCTAACAGCGAGTTCTCCAGTGTGCGTGGCTTGAATGATCTTGAGCTTTGGATCACGGCCCACCATCCATGCAGGTAAAAGGAAAGATGCAAATTCAGATTTAGTATGTCTTGGTGGCATGTTAATGATCAAACGATTTATCTCACCGTTTGCCAATTGATTAAACTTCTTTGCTATATGTCTATGGTGCGACCCTTCAATGAACTCGGGCCATACACATTTAACAAAAGACATGAAATCGCCTTTGGCTTTTCCTTGTATAAGTTTTTCAGAGTGCTTAACTTTTAATCTTAGATATTCCTTTCGAATGTCCAGGGGTAGTTTAGTTATATCTATATTTCGATTCATTTCAAAATTTGCAAAAAATTTTTTAGGCTTCAATTATTTTTTTATAAAAAATTTCTTGGGGTCTTGTTTTTTTTCAAAAGGTTTTTTAGCAGGTATAACTGTATAAATCAATGATATATACATACATTATAACATCCATACTTACGGAAAGGGGGGGTCGATTTTTCCAAACGCGCGAATTTCGGAAACCGTTTGAGACCCCTATAATAAAAAAACCCCGCGCCACTGTTCACGGCGCGGGGCTACTACTTACGAGGGGTAAGGCTGTTATTTTTTAAACTTGATTACGTTAGCTTTGAAACTTTCGTGTAAATCTTTTTGATGTCGTTGTTTCCTTTTTTGCTCGGCTCTATGTTCACTGTACAAGAACCACGCGCCACTGATCAAGAACCCGCCTATTAATATTTTAAGTTCTAGTTCCATGTTTCACTTGCGCGTCTATTCTTTGAATATTTGCGTCCTCTCTTTTTATTCTCTCTTTTCGTTCCTGTTCACTTTCAAGAGGTGGTTTTATAAAACCTTTTTTTAAGCCGTATTTTATAAAGCCCTCTTTCCATTTTTCAGATACAGTCATTTTTCCGCCCCCATCTTTTTAATTAAGTCTTTTAAGATTTGCTCCGGTGCTAATCTTAGAAGATCTCTTAGATACATGTTTT